GAGGAACTCCAGACGGTTACACTGCAGAGATGATCAAGCCGATCAGAAAACAAGCAAAAGCAGATGCTGAAAGGATTGTTGCGATAATGGCTAAAGAAAACGATATCGACGACGAATTTGCAGTCGAAGCACTCAAGACAGCCGTCGAGATAATGCGCGAACCTGCACAAAACAGAGACCGCCTCACAGCGGCTCGAATGGTCTTGGATTTCACTAAGACAAAACCTGCCGCTAAGAGCGAAGTCACAATCGGTAAGGCAGAAGCCTTCTTGGAGTCGCTGTTAGACAGCGATGAGGAACAAGAAGAGCAAAATGGACAAGAAACTTAAAGCAGTCAGACAACGACTATTTGATGACTTCGACTTCTACGCAAAATCAGCCCTAAAGATTAGAACTAAAGATGGAGACATACAGTCTCTCAATCTCAAACCTGCACAGAAGTTACTTCAAGATGCAGTAGACAAACAGTTAGAGTCTGAGGGCAAAGTTCGTATCATAATACTCAAGGCGAGACAGCAAGGTCTTAGTACCTATTGTGGTGGCTACCTTTACCACAACGTGTCTCAACGGAAGGCTTGTAAGGCACTGGTGATTACTCATCATTCTGACAGTACTAGAGCATTGTTTGATATGACTAAGAGGTATCATGAGAACTGCCCTGAGTTACTAAAGCCTCACACTAAATACTCCTCTCGCCGTGAACTTACATTTGACGTCTTAGATAGTTCTTATGTTGTTGCGACGGCAGGAGGTGAAAGTATTGGTCGAGGTGAGACTTTAACCCATGTTCATGCTTCTGAAATAGCGTTTTGGTCTAAGTCCACGGCGCTAGAGAACTGGAACGGCCTCACGCAAGCAGTCCCAAACAAAAAAGGAACTGCAATCTTTGTAGAGAGTACGGCTAACGGTGTTAGTGGTGTTTTCTATGATCTGTGGAGAGGAGCCGTCGAAGGTAAAAATGGATACATACCTGTCTTCATTCCTTGGCATTTAGACCCCGACTATAGGGAACCAGTTCCTAAGAACTTCGAGCAGACACCAGAAGAGGAAGAACTAGTTGAGAAGTATGGTCTTGATGATGAGCAACTCATGTTTAGGCGACGTAAGATCGCCCAGAACGGAATTGATCTATTCAAACAAGAGTACCCTATCGAGGCTGATGAAGCCTTTCTCACAACTGGGAGACCAGTGTTTAATCCCGAGACATTACAAGAGGCTCTCAACGATGCTCCAGACCCTATCAATCGACTGGCGCTTGAAGGCGATGAGTGGCTAGAGAACCCTAGAGGCGAACTATCACTCTACAAGAAACATGATGCCGGAGAGAGATATACGATCGGTGCAGATGTTGCTATGGGCGTGTCCGGTGGAGACTGGAGTGTAGCACAAGTCTTGGACTCGAAGAAAAGACAAGTAGCCACATATCGAGCCAGAGTGCATCCTGACTACTTTGCAGAAGTTCTTTTTGCTTTAGGTACGTTCTTCAACGAGGCTCTTATAATTGTAGAAAACAACAGTCACGGCATACTGACCTGCACAAGGCTCGGTAAGGACATGGCTTATCCAAATTTCTACACTGAGATCCAAGTCGATAAACTTACAGACAAAGAGACCGTAAAACTCGGTTTCACAACTACTTCCAAAACTAAACCGCTTGTCATCGATGAACTAAGGGCAACGACTAGGGATGGAACGATCGAACTTAACGATAAAGTCACTATCCGTGAAATGCTCACATACATCGTAACCAATAGCGGTGGGATGGAGGCAGAAAGTGGATGTTTTGACGACTGTGTAATGAGTTTAGCACTCGCAAATCACATTCATGAGGGTGTGTGGGAGCCGATAGAAGCAGTCGATGAATTTTACATTGAGATGGTTTAGATATGAAATCAGAAGAATTACAAAAACTTGATGACGAGAAGATCCTCTCATTAGTTGATCAGAACTTGAGACGATCAATAGGCTACTACGATAGTGAACTGTCGAAAGAGCGACAAAAGGTTATGGACTACTACTCAGCCCATCTACCTAAACCTGCTCACGACGGAAACTCTAAGTACGTTTCGCAGGACGTCTACGATGCCGTGGAGTCAATGAAGGCTGCACTACTTGAGACTTTCAGTACAGGTAACAAAACCCTTCGCTTCGCTCCTCAGAATGTTGACGATGTGCAAATGGCTGAAGTCTGCACAGAGTACACAGACTACGTTCTTCATCGTCAGAACAATCTTTTCGAAACTATGCAGACAGTGATTCACGATGGACTGATTGCTAGAGCCGGACTGTGTAAAGTCTATTGGGACCAAAGAACTGAAAGCCATCTCGAAGACATCGAGGATCTCACAGAAGAAGAACTAGATATGCGTCTCGCAGATGAGATGACTGAGATCGAAGAGGTTGAGACAGACGAATACGGAATGAACAATGGTCAACTTCGGATCTATAGAGACACATCACAGGTCAAGATTGAAGCCGTTGCTCCAGAAGAGTTCCTCATTGAGCCCCAGTGTAAGTCACTAGAAAGTGCCATGTTTCTGGCCCACAGAACCAAGAAGTCACTCTCCGATCTAATCGAAATGGGCTATGACGAAGACGTAGTTATGGACATTAACGACGAAGATAATGACTTCGACAACGATCCAGAGATCCTATCGCGTTTTAATGAGATCGGTGCAGACCGAGGTTTCAAGGCAAACAGTAACCAGAAGATGTCCAGACAGGTAACTGTCGTCGAGGCGTTCATGGAACTCGATAAGTATGGAGAGGGCGTCTGTTCTCTTTATCGTATCGTCAAGTCTGGTGGTACTTTATTGGAATGTGAAGAGGTCCAGAGACTGCCATTTGTGGCTTTCGTTCCTCTACCTATTCCACACGCCTTCCATGGTAATAACTTTGCCGACAAACTGGTTGCTATCCAAAATGCGCGCACAATTCTGACACGCTCCATCCTCGATCACGCTATGGTTACAAACAACCCTAGATATACAGTGGTCAAAGGTGGCCTCACTAATCCAAGAGAACTAATCGACAATCGCGTCGGAGGCATTGTCAATGTGACTAGGCCCGACGCAATAAACCCAATGCCTCAAGCAAGTCTCAATCCATTTGTGTTCCAGACCATAAGCATGTTGGACCAAGATAAAGAGGATACAAGTGGCGTCTCTCGACTTTCCCGAGGATTAAACAAAGACGCCATCAGTCACCAAAATTCGGCTGCGATGGTCGAACAACTAGCAAGCATGAGCCAACAAAGGCAAAAGATCATTGCTAGAAACTTTGCCAACAACTTCTTGAAACCACTCTTTCTCAAGGTCTACCAGATCTGCGTAGAGAACGAGACAGAGGAGAAGATCGTTGAGTTAGCAGGAACCTATGTGAATATCACACCTGCACAGTGGTCAGACAAACGTGACGTGATGGTTGAGTTCAACCTTGGTTACGGTGAACAGGAGACACAGATCCAGAAGTATCTGGCTTTCCATCAACTGTTCTCTGCAGACCCAAGTTTAGGTGGAATGTATGGACCCGAACAGAAGCATCAAATGCTTGCCAAGATCCTAGATATGTCAGGGATCAAGAACATAGCTGACTTCTTGAAAGATCCGAAGATGATCCCACCACCACAACCAGATCCAAATCAACAGATGCAAATGCAAATGGCGCAGAAGCAACTTGAGATCTCGGATCGTCAAACTCAGGTTGCCGAACAGAAGACAGCCTTTGAAGCAGAGATTGGTCGTATGAAACTCGAACTTGATGCACTCAAGGCAGAGAGAGATTACGCCCTCAAGTCGGACAAGATGGATCTCCAAGAGAGCCAACAACAGCATAAAGAGATGGTGAACCTCGAAGAACTTGAGATCGCTAGAAATGCTGAAGATGTCCGAGCAATAGCAAGCCCTAATGGATAAAGGAACTATGACAACACAAGAAGAGCAAATGATTCAGCAAGGCGATGAGGTCGAGCAAATCTTAGGATCCTCGGCATTCAACGCCACTGTAAATGAATTAGTAGACGAGGCTTTCAAAGCATTCGTCAACACAGAACCTCACGAACATGAAAGACGTGAGACTTCATATCGCCACTATCGCGCACTTGTAGACGTGGTGAACCATTTTAAACATAAAGTCGCGGTGCGAGATAGCATCAAAGAGAACGGCGACACTAGCCAAGAAGAGGACTAGCACCATGTCAAACGTGCAAAAGACCGAATCTGAACCTCGCGCACTGGATCTCAGTGACGCGGCTGACGCCATCCTAAATCGTTGGGAAGACGCTGAAAAGCCATCTGAAGACGAAGAAGTGGAGGCAACAACTGAAGACGTCGATGAGACAGACGTAGAAGAAGTTGAAATTGAGGAAGCAGAAGAACTCGAAGACGACGAAGAGTACGAAGCGGACCCTGATGAAGAGGAAGATACCGAAGACCAAGAAGAAGAAGACGATGAGGACGAAGAGGACGATGATACCACTGAAGAAGTGACAATCGCCTCGGACGATACAGTTGTCGAAATCAAGGTCAACGGTGAAACCAAACAGGTATCTGTGAAGGACTTGAAGCGACTAGCAGGTCAGGAAGCATCCCTCACTAGAAAGTCTCAAGACTTAGCCGACCAACGTAAAATCACAGAGGAAGACTTTGTGAGGACTACAGCGTCATACCAGAAACTCTTAGACCGTGCCAAAGAGCGATTGAAGCCGTATGCAGATATGGACATGATGGTTGCTCAGTCACAGATGGACACTGAAACATTTGCCCAACTGAGACAGGATGCACGTCAGGCCGAAGAGGACGTAAAGTTCCTCGAAGAAGAAAGCCACGCCTTGCTACAAGATATGCAAGTCAAGCATCAGTCTGCAGTCCAAGCAGCCGCGAAAGAATGTATTCGTGTGTTAGAGGACACAATTCCAGACTGGGGCAACGAGATGTATAACGACATCAGGTCGTATGCAGTCAAAAACGGCCTACCTCAAAACCAAGTAGATCAGTACACAGATCCAAATGTAATCATGCTGATAAACAAGGCTCGTCTTTACGATGAAACTAAAGCGACGGCCCAATCGAAGAAGGCTAAAGCCAAAGTGACTAAAAAGACAAAGAAGACCAAAGTTTTGAGTTCTAAGAAATCCCCACCTACCAAAACTCAGATTAAGAAGGCCAATGCCCAAAAGGCACAGGAAAAACTTCGAAATAATCCAAAGTACGGCGGTGGTATGGATGACATTGCAGATGCCCTAATGGCACGTTGGGAAAGTTAGTCTTTCCACTTCAATCTTATCTAACTTTAAGGAAACTTAAAAATGACTACTTATACAACCTACGATCAGGTAGGGAAAAAAGAGAGTGTCGCAGACATTATAACCGATATCACGCCATTCGATACACCTGCCATGACCATGTTCAAAGACGAGAAAGTGTCTGCTCGGACATTCTCTTGGCTTGAGGATTCTTTGGCATCAGCCGGAGTTAACGCGGCAGTCGAGGGCGCAGCGGCATCAATGGCGACACTAACAGACGCTGTTGAACGCACAAATAATACTCAGATTCTGACCAAAGCGTTCCAAGTTTCTGCAACTGCAGATGCTGTTGGCACTTATGGTCGTGCGAAGGAAACTGCACATCAACTTGGCAAAGCATTGAAATCCATCAAGCGTGATGCAGAATTTATGCTCGTCGGTGCGGATCAAGCAGCCGTAGCAGGTTCTTCAAGTGCGGCGCGTAAAGCACAGAGCGTTATCAACCAGATCTCAACTGTACAAGCAGGTGGCTCTGGTGCCCTGACTGAGGCGATGTTATTGGCTGCAGGTCAAACTGCATATAACAACGGCTCAGACGTAGACACTTTCATGATTAAACCTGCAGACGCTCAAATCGTAGCAGGGTTCTCAGCAAGTTCTGGTCGTAACCGTGAGATTGCCCAAAGCAAAACATTGGTAAATGCGATTGACTTGTATGTGTCTCCATACGGTGAATACAGGGTGGTGTTGAACCGTCACTTAGAAGCAACACATGCCCTATTGATCGATCCGTCGATGTTTAAGACATGTACACTTCGTCCGTTCACACGAACACTCTTGGCGAAAGACGGCGACAGCGACAAGCATTTTGTCGTCGGAGAAATGTCTGTCAAGCACATGAACCACGGCGATAGCGTACAGATTAACGCTCTCACCTAATACCGAATAGAACCTCGGTTCTTGTTGGACCGCACTAGATCACATGGGTTTTGCTCTCCTTACTGTGTGTCTGGTGCGGTCCTTTTTATTTTCAAGGATGGCCTATGCTACTAAATTCTACAAAAGATAAGATCACTGACCTCACACAGTCCAACACAGATTTCATATTTGAAGTCGGTGACATCACAAGAAAACATACTCAGAACATCTCCCAAACATTCCTAGATGATCTGAAAGATGCTCGTAATGAAAGTACTTCTAAGCCTATGGGTGATTTCCATAGAGTTGCCTCAATACCGACTGTGGTAGTTGAGAAGTGGCTGAGAGAAGGCTTCGACCTCTGGCAAGCCACAGGTAAGGATATTGTCGCAAGATTAAAAAGAGAAAACCTTGATGCGTTCATGGCAACGGATCGGAAGGTTTAACAATGGCAACCCCGAGAACAGGTAAGGCAAAAGTCAAAGTCACAAAAAGCGGCAAACGTGTTTCCTACGGTCAATCGGGCAAAGCGAAAGACGGAGGACCTCGGGTCCGCGCAGGGACAAAGAAGGGTGACGCTTATTGTGCCAGATCACTGGCGCAAAAGAAGAAGCATCCGAAAGCCGCAAAGAATCCAAATTCACCGCTGAATCTATCGAGAAAACGATGGAAGTGCAGCGGTGCCAAGTCAAAGAGGACCTGACATGAGCCTATACGAGAACATCGCTAAACGACGCAAGTCTGGAAAGCCTATGCGAAAGAAGGGCGACAAGGGCGCTCCGACTGACGCGGCATTCCGTAAAGCGGCACTGACTGCCAAAAAGCCTGTTAAGAAAAAGAAGCCTACTAAGAAGAGGAAGGTTTAATATGCCTCGTGGAATTGGAACTTACGGATCTAAAGTTGGCAGACCGCCAAAGAAGAAAAAGAAGGTCACAAAGAAAAAGAAGAAAGTGACTAAATCTAAGAGGTACTAAATGAACAAAGGACAAATCAGGGCGCACTTTAAGGCCCTTCTAAATCGCAGTGATTGCTCTGATACTCTTGCCGATACCTTCATCGACCAAGCCACTACTAGAATATCCCGAGTACTGAGGACCCCTGCACAAGAGGCTCAACAGAGTTACAATATCTCAGGTCAAACTGGTGAGATCACTTATCCTACAAACTTACTTGAAATAATAAGTGTCTACATGGATGGCGTTGCTCTTACACGGATTCCACATCACGAGATGCTCCAAGCACAGAAGACTGGTGAACAGGGCGTGCCGAGACAGATGTGTCGTCAACTAAGTAAGATCCTCTTACATCCTCAACCTACCACAGGAACAGTATACTTAGACTACTATGCTGAGTTCCCAAACCTTGTAAACGATTCTGACACAAATGCTCTTACTGCCATAGCATCAGACATACTTACATACACTGCACTTTCTTATGCTGCAGATTATTTTATGGATGAGAGAGCGGCTATCTTTGAACAGAAGTCAGGACAGTTCCTTGCTGAACTACAAGAACAAAGTAATTCTGCAGAGCAGTCAGGCATAAGTCAGGTAATGCGCCCAACAGTAGTCTATGGAGATTAACAGCCATGGCATCATCTTTCTATTCTCAGACCGGAATCTCTAGTACAAACACAGATGCGATTCAATCGAGTACCAATAAAGCCGCTGCTTCAGAAGCAAATGCAGCATCCTCAGAGACAAACGCAGCCGCTTCTGCAACTTCAGCGACTACAAGTGCTGCCGCTGCCGCAACATCAGCTACTGAATCTGCTACCAGTGCCACAGCATCTTCTAACAGTGCCACTACTGCAGCGACCCAAGCGGCATTAGCCACAACAAATGGTGCAGCGCAAGTTGCACTGGCTACAACTCAGGCCGGACTGGCTACAACCAACGGTGAAGCCCAAGTTGCACTGGCTACAACTCAGGCCGGACTGGCTACTACAAACGGCGCCGCACAGGTTACACTGGCTACAACTCAGGCAACTAATGCTGCCACATCAGCAACAAATGCAGCAACTTCAGCAACTAACGCGGCTACTAGCGAGACAAATAGTGCCGCAAGTGCCACTGCAGCCCAGACATCTAAGACTGCTTCTGAAACTGCAAAGACTGCTAGTGAACTTGCTGAAACCAATGCGGCTACTAGCGAGACAAATAGTGCCGCAAGTGCCACGGCTGCGAATACTTCTAAGGTCAACGCGGCTACTAGCGAGACAAATAGTGCGTCTTCGGCTACAGCGGCGGCTACAAGTGCGTCTGCAGCGTCTACTTCAGCAACTGCAGCGGCTACTTCAGCGACTAACGCAGCGACTTCAACAACGAATGCAGCAACTAGTGAGACTAATGCAGCAACTAGTGCAACCAATGCTGCAGCAAGTGCTACGTCTGCATCTACTGCCCAAACAGCCGCTGAGACAGCAAAGACAGCATCTGAGACAGCAAAGACAGCATCTGAGACTGCGAAAACTGGGGCTGAAACTGCCCTCAACAACTTTAACGCACTTTACTTGGGATCAGCATCGAGTGACCCATCAGTGGACGGTAATGGAGACGCTCTAACTGCAGGGGATCTCTACCACAACTCTACTTCAGGAAACATGAAGTACTATACTGGATCCTCTTGGGCTGCAATTTCACAACTTGGGCCTACTGGTCCGGCAGGGCCGACTGGTCCGGCAGGAGCCGCAGGAGCCGCAGGTGCAGATGGCAATGATGGAGCCGCAGGCCCAACTGGACCAACTGGCCCGACAGGTCCAACTGGTCCGGCAGGTGCAGACGGCAGTGATGGTGCCGCAGGTGCAGACGGCAGTGATGGTGCAGCAGGTGCAGCAGGTCCTACTGGTCCAACAGGACCAACAGGACCTCAAGGAAACTCAGTGACAGGTCCTACAGGGCCTACTGGCCCGACAGGTCCTGCAGGTGCAGACGGCGCAGACGGCGCAGATGGCGCTCAAGGTCCGGCAGGTCCGGCAGGTCCGCAAGGAAGCACTGGTCCGGCAGGGCCTACTGGGAACACTGGCCCAACAGGACCCCAAGGTCCGGCAGGAGGCACTGGCCCAACAGGACCTCAAGGTCCGCAAGGAAGCACAGGGCCTACTGGAAGCACCGGAAGTTCTGGTGGAACTGGACCAACTGGACCAACTGGCCCGACAGGTCCAACTGGTCCTGCAGGGTCTGGCCTTGCAAAGATGTGGGTAAACTTTAATGGGAATGGAAGCATTTCTATTAGAAGGTCGTACAATGTTTCTAGCCTTACAGATTATGGCACAGGAAACTATGGCGTAAACATTTCAAGCAGCCTTTCATCTGCAAATTACTCAGTAGGCGGTGTAGCAGGGTATTCGACTACTGTAGGTGCACGAGGTGATGTTAACTTAGATGTACCATCGGCTGGAGTTTACACTTATCAAACGCGAGTGCTCACTACTCAAGCAACATTCTACGATGTTGCTCATGTTTCAGTTCGTGCTGTGGAATGATTATGAGTAATTACCGTGTTATATTTGAAGACCCAAAGCAACCAGAGCAACCAGTAATGGTATTAGTTCCTGACGAAGTTTGGCTTGCAGAGGCTCAGTCAGGACAACTCCCACCTATATCTGTATATTGGGCATTGCAGGACGATGAGCAACAGGCCATCAAAGAGGGTCGTCACGACACCTTTGAGCATGACCAAAAAAAATATGAAGCACAATGGACTGCACCTCGTATTGGCCCTTTGTCAGAGAAGGAAGCACTGGAGTATTTAATTATGAAAGACATTCCTCGTCACATCTGGTCGCAGGAATACAACAGGCCAATGTTCAGGATTGTCAAAACAGAGGATGTTCCCTCTGATAGGCAGTTTCGCAACGCTTGGAGGATAGCAGCATGAGTCAAACACTAATTAAAATCGGCGCTACATTATATGATGCCGCTGATTACACAGTCCCAACTGAACGAACCTTTCGCAGTGCTTGGGAGGCTAACTCAGAAACAGAAGTTATTTCTGTGGATATGGAAGCGGCGAGAGACATCTGGCGTGACAAGATACGTCTTGCTCGTATTGAGCCTTTTGCTTCATTAGATACTGCATTTATGAAGGCGCTAGAGACAGGTGCTAGTACAGTACAGATCACAGCAGACAAACAGGCTCTTCGTGATGCTCCTGCAGATCCTAGAATTGACGCAGCCACAACACCTACTGAGTTATCAGCGGTTCAACCTGCAGGACTAACGATAGAATAAGTAGGTCAAAAGGAAGAGCACAATGACAGCAACTAGACAAAATTGGCAACTATGGACCGCTAACCTACCAGACAATGTTATAGATACTATTGTAACGCTTGCAGGTGATACACAGAAAGCAGAAACATTTGGTGGCGATGACGAAAGTGTCAGAAGTAGTCGTGTCAGTTGGATGAGCCAACATGATTGGGTTAGAAATACTTTATTTGAATATGTAAATCTTGCTAATCAAAACGCTTTCCATTTTAGCATCTATAACAAAGCCGATGTCCAATACACTGAGTACCATGCTGATGAGAAGGGTCACTATGGTCTCCACCACGACATTGATTGGAGTAGGTCCGATGGCTTTGACCGCAAACTATCAGTAACGGTCCAACTATCAGACCCATCAGAATATGAAGGTGGCAGTTTCGAATTTACAGAAACTGAAAGCCCTGACGTTGTGTCTTCTAAGGCCAAAGGAACTGTTTTAGTTTTTCCAAGTTACCTTCAGCATCGGGTCAATCCAATAACAACTGGGACTAGGCGATCTTTAGTTGCTTGGTTCGAGGGGCCAAACTTTAGATAAAAGGACCACTTAATGACATCACCTGACGATAGTTGGCACTTATCAAAAAGTGTCCCAATCACCCTCATCATCGGTTTAATCACCCAAGGCGCAGCGATCGTCTGGGTGGTGTCAATGATGTATGGGGACATCGAAAAAAACAACGACAGATTAAGTGACTTAGGCAACCGCTTGGACAAACTAGAAGACATAGTTTTTTCCCAAGCGATTGCGATGGCGCGGATAGATGAAAACATAAAAGCCATTAGGGAAGATGTTCACAGAATGGCTACAAAGGAAAATAACTAGTAAAATGTTAGCGGAATTGGCCGCTTGTAACGCTGCCTTTATGACCGTCAAAAGTTTCCTCCAAAACGGAAGAACTTTAGCCGACTGTGCTTCACAGATCGGGACCATTGTTGCAAGCAAACAGGCACTTGAGGAGAAGGTACACAAAAAAAGAACTGGGTTCATGGCTCAGTTAAAACAAACTCAGGCGCAAGATCTGGAAGAGTTTCTTGCGCTAGAGAAAATCAAAGAGACTGAAGAAGATCTAATCCAAGTGATGATCTACCAAGGTCGCGCAGGTCTAAAAGAGGATTGGATGAACTACCAAGCAGAAGCAAGACGCAAGCGAAAAGAAGAGCGTCTTCGTGCGGAGAGAGAAAGACAAGAGATGATTGAGGCGATTACGATTGCAATGATTGTCCTAGCCGGAATCACAGGAGCCGGAGTCGCTTTCTACTTCTTCGCCACACAATAAAGGAAAGCATATGATAGCAGCATTGACGTCAGTCTTGCCGAATGTCTTGGGTATTGTCGATAAGATGGTTCCAGACAGAGCAGCCGCTGAACTAACGAAACAAAAGATCGAAATGGAACTGGTAACTGCAGCCAACGAGATCAACAGACTACAAGCAGAGACTAACAAAGTTGAAGCCGGACACAGGTCTATCTGGGTTGCCGGATGGCGACCGTTTATCGGTTGGTCGGCAGGTGTCGGTGTCTGTTACTTTTTCTGTATGCAACCACTTTTGCAGTGGGCGGTAGCGATCTCGGGATCTACCATGGCGCTGCCGACTTTCCCAGAGGAAGCATTGTTCGAGATGGTGTTCGCCCTTTTAGGGATGGCAGGTCTCAGGAGTTTCGAGAAGATAAAGGGTGTCGCAAAATGAAAGATAATTGGATTGAGTGTCTAGCACAAATACTTAAATCAGAAGGTGGCTATGTTGATGACCCACGCGATAACGGTGGCGCTACTAACATGGGTGTTACCAAGAAGACCTATGAGAACTGGGTAGGACGAGAAGTCACTAAAGAAGAGATAAAGAGCCTCACAGTAGAGGACGTGTCCCCCATCTACAAAGATAGATACTGGGATAAAGTTCGAGGGGACAGCCTTAGTGACGGCTGCGACCTTTTACTTTTCGATCTTGCCGTTCATTCGGGCCCAAGACGTAGTGTCAAGATAGCCCAACAGACGGTCGGAAATGTGGTTGTTGATGGCCTAATAGGACCAAAAACAGTTGCCGCCATCAACGCTATGGATCAAACAGATTTCATAAAGAAGTTCTCTGAGAACCGCCTAGATTTCTACAAGCGTATTGAGGCATGGAAGCACTTCGAGAACGGCTTCCGGAATAGAGTCAAAAAAACACAGATCGCTGCCCAACTCATGGTCAGATAGATCTGTTAGCAACGAAAGGTAAGGTGATCGTATATCTTTCCAACTTTTAACACTGGTCTCAGGTACAAAAGTCCTTTGATCAGTGTTTTTTGTAACCATATAATATTGTTATGGCTTTATGCCCACTTATTAAGTCTCAAATGTTTGCAATGTCTGCAATGTTATAATAAACCGTCATGCGATACTTCGGTATCAGGGGGGAACGAGTGTGATCGGTTAATCTGAACAGCCTTTCCCTCCACCGTTTATACGTCAGTCTCTATGCTAAATAATCCCTCTTTGCCTTCTAACTCGGTAATAGAGATTAATGACCAGAACTGGTTGGCTGATAAGAATATTACTTGATACTCCTGTAGATCTTCGGTCCACTGCCTAATAACCACACGACCACCTCGATCAATGTAAACCTCTATGTCTTCTTGTTCACCATTGGTATCCAGAGCGACAATCTTCTTATGATTACCTTCGGTTTCTACCGTAAACATTAATTTTATTTTCCTGTTGTACTAAAAGGCCCCGAAGGGCCTCTTGTTTTTTGGTAAATCCCAAACCGCTGTTTTTACAAAGGTCTTATTGGGATTTCTTTACGCTGCCTCAATGTCTACGAGTTCACAGACGCCACCAACGCAAGCCATTGTCTGGCTGCCTTTAGTGTTGTCCTCTTTCTCGTATTCTGTAAGTTTGCCCCAGTCGATGCGACTAGGCATCTTTCGCTTGGCTGCCTCATACTCCATCTCTGTGCAGTCCTGATAAGGAGCCTGTTGGTATGTATGCTCGAACTTTGGCAAGAAAGAGACACCAGACATCTCGTCAAAGTACTTGTAGACAAATGCACCTACCTCTTCCCATTCATCTTCTCCGACATCGACGGTAACTGACGGCTTATGGCAAGTATAATGCCTCTGGTACATAAGCCACATATTTAACTGGTCGATGGCTGTCATATCATGCCGAGTTATAGATCCGACCGGACTCTTTATTGGAAAACTAAAGACAGTCGTTTGATCAGGTTTCATAACACATGGCTCACTAGGTATACCTTGGTCAATCATGAACTGCGTCAGTGGATCTTTATTGTCTCCTCGCACTGTACGAATGTAAAAGTCATTGTATCGAGCGTGAATCCCAGAAGCCGTCTGACATAGTTGTGAAACCGTCCCACTTGGCTTGACCGCCGTGACTGCAGCCGACTTTTTGATACCCAACTGATTGGCATAGAACGCATTTGTATCCACAGCAATCTTTCGTAGCATCTGTAGTCGAGACTTTAGGTTCGGTTGCTTGCCGTTGGTCAGGGTGTTGTCCATGATCCCAGTCATCGATACGCCTAGTAGTGCCTCCTTCTCTGTCGTCTCTTTCCAGATTGGACGGAGGTAGGGGAAGTAGGTGAAGGTTGCTTGGATGGTTCCTAAGATACTGGCGAGTCTAATTTTGCGGCAGATCGAGTCCATTGTGTCAGTCTGGCGAATGCAAACCTCTGTTAGATTGCACAGTTGGTGTGGTAAAAGGGTGATTTCGCTGCATGGATTGGTGCCATAGAGAGCCTCTGGATCTCGCTTACCATCGGCTAAACACCGATCTTGGACTGCCTTGCGATTAAAGATACCACGTTCACCAGATCCTGATGCAACTAAAGCATTCCATTCCTCTGTGAATGCCTCGTGGCTTGGCTTCTCAGAGTAGGCTACAGAGTTATTGGCTAAAGCGAAGTGAGGGCTGTCTTTCCACCACTCGCCACTCTTGGCTTCACGCATTTCAGTGTCACTGAGGTCCGAGAGGCTGATCATGGCTGACCTTCGCACACCGCCGACCACAACTACATCACCAATCTTAGTCATGATGCTATGGACCTCAAGAGGCGTTAGGTTTCTCCCGACTGCACCTTGGAACGTCGTGATCGTATGATCAAACAGATCCACAAGTGGCTGTGGTCCAGACGCACGTCCACCGAATGTCTTTAGTCGGGCTCCTGCAGGGCGAACTTGAGAGATGTTAAACTTTGGTATTCTGCCTAGATACAGTTCCTCGATCAGTTGCCTATAAGCATCAGCCCATCCTTCTTTGGAATCTAGGACGGTGATGATGTTATTTAGGTCTGACTCATAAAGAGAACTTGGAACACCTTGGAGTTTATTGACGAACTGACTTTCGACGCTGTAGCCGACACCAGTTCCGTTCAACAGAATGTATAGTACCTCATCGAAGCATCTATAATGGTTGATTGGCGTGTAAGAGCAGTTGTATCCTGCGAGATGATCTCTTTCCAGTGCAGGACCTGCAGTCATCATAGATCTCATGGATGGCATAATATCGAGGTTAAGGATGGCTTCCTCTATCTCTCTATGGACCTCTCTCTTGACTTTATCTCCGACCACATTCGCCATGTAGCGATCTACTGTCTCAGTCCAAGTTTCCCTACGTCCTTCATCCTCAATCCATCGAGCATATCGACTTGTGTGGATGAACGCCTGATAATCGGTAGGTAGGTAGTTATTCATTGATTTCTTTTCCCTTTAGTTCGTTAATCCGCATTTCGATGTATCTTTTTGCTTTTTGTAGGTCTTTGATCTCATCGTCTTTGTATCCTGCACGGCACACATACTTGATGACGTTGCCACGCCAGAACTCGAAGCGGTTTCTTTGGATAAATATGATCGGCTCAATCGGAAACTGAGCATAATGATCGGGTGATTTTATATCGTCGCTGTCTTCAGTCATTAGGCGCGTATCCACGGTTTCTAAGTACTTTTCCGATGTTTCGAATAGGAGTTCCCATTATTTCTGCGATCTCTGCCCAAGGCATTCCTTGGCTGTGGAGGTCTACAATCCGAGCGCATCTTTCTCTAATCTGTTGACGAGTAGAAGATTTCTTTTCACAGAGGCGCTCTCTGTCAGAATTAGTTTCTACGTCATACAAGATATTTTTCTCGTGGACCCAAGCGTTACGTTTATGACCGTTGTAGCGAGCAAAGCGTTCACACTCTGCCTTGCACATTCTTTCGTATTCACTCCAGTTTTGGAGGATGTTTTGTTCCATTGTAGTAGTCATGCTGCAGGTTCCCAAAGTTTTACCTCACCCTTTTCATCATCCCAATCAGTGGAGCGAAGGATCCGAGCAAGTCGCGCCTGAGTCAGCGCATAGTTAAAGTCGAGTTTTTCTTTTTGATAGGCGTTGACGACGAGTCGCCAGTTAGGCGACATGCCAAGCACTTTTTCCGCAGTCTTTGGTCCGATCTTTGGACAACCTGCGTAACCGTCCGTAACATCTCCAGTCAGCGTCTGCGTAAAGAATTGCCTATCTGCATCTTGCAGAGAGATATCATGACGCTCGTCGGATTGCGGTCTGTACAGACGACATGGTATAGACTTCATGTCTTTATCGTCAGACACGATGATGGCTTTTGTGCCTTCTACTGACCCCATGATGCCCATGACATCATCAGCCTCAAGACTATCAATCTGGATAGTTTCATAGTTATCTTTGATCCAATCGATCATCACTGGATAACCAATCGGCTTTCTGGTCTTCTTCCGACCTGCTTTGTAGGTAGGTTCCACCAACTTTCGAAAATTGTTGTGTCCAGAAAAAGTTATGATGACATCTTCCGCTCGTAACTTCAGTTTGAAGAACTCCATCATTTCGCCGAAGGCTTTCTTAGCCTCTTTCAGATCCGTAGACAGGCTCCAGATGTCTTCTCCCCAGTCTGTCTCAGTCTCACAAGCACTGAGTACGCGATAGAGATAAAGGTCTCCGTCAATCAGCAGGGTTGTCTGGTGGAAGGATTTCTTTAAGGACTTCATCGATTTCTCCTTTCGTTTCCATACCGACATCGGTAATACACCAACGCGATCCCCAAATGTCTGTATCGACTTTAGTTGTTATGAACCCCTCAGATGCCGCTATAGCAACGTGCATCGCACCCTTCCGAGCAAAGTCAGACTTCACTGTGAATGGGTTACGCCATGCCCGATCTAAAACGATGTAAAGGGATACTAGATTGCTCAAGTGGTCATCGACCTCAGTGTGTGTCACACCAATTTTTTCCCACGGAATGGTCTGCGGCGATGGGGATTTTAAGTCCGAGAGCAACTCCTGCTTCTTTCGCCATTCGTCTAGCGATATTACCGACATTTTCTGCGACCTCTTCATTCCGGCAAGCGATCTGCATCTCGTCGTGGATCCACCCCATGATAAAAGCGTCGTTGCCATGTTGTTTCTTAATTTCGTCGAAGGTCATCATCACCCATTGCTTCGACACAATGCTTCCGCATGACTGCAAAAGTTGGCTTAGACAGCGATGCTCACTTCGGATCTTTAACTTCCGTCCATCGATGCCTTTGATGTACCCTCGTTTATAGGCTTGCTTTAGTCGTTTCTTTAGAGTGGCAAAAGCCGGAACGGCCTTGTCATAGTTTTCTTTTAGTCTTCTTCCGAGCGAGGCGTTACCACCTGCTATCTGTCCTATCAGAGCATCACCTGCCCCGAAGAGCGTTGCGTACAGCCAAGTCTTTGCTTGTGAGCGTGTCTTAAGCCCTGCAGCCTTTTGGTTGAAGGTGTGGATGTCACCCTCGAGGATCACTTCGCAATACTCACCGCCATCATAAGGATGCAGATAAGAGGCCAAGGCTCTCGCTTCGATTCCAGATAAATCCGTCCCTGTCATGACCCAACCTTTAGGAGGACCAAAGAGACTTCTGCACTCTTTGCCATACGGACTTCCGGCACTAGGCACCTGACCCAAGTTTGGTGATCGATGAGCCGCTCTCGACGAGGTACAAGCGTTGGACACAATAGTATGTCTTAGTCTGCCGTCGTCACTGACCTTCTTCATCCACGATCCATTACCTTCAGCCAACATGCCGATCCTCTTCTGTAACAAAAAGAACTGACCGAGTTTCTTGGCTTCTGGGAAGGGCAGTGCGTTTAAGACCTTTTCGTCGATCTTGGCCTGACCGCTGTCTGTCCATTGCTTCGGCTTCCAGTTATACTTATCCTCAAGACACTTCTGAATATGCTGACGAGACCCTGCGTTGAAGTAGACTGTCTTGCTTTTGACAAACAGTTCGTCCTTCTTATATCCGAGGGTCTTGTTGTCTCGCTTTGGATAGAAGTCTTCAGTCACTTCCCAAGGCGGAAATAGATCCTTCAGACTATCCTCGATCTCATGCCTCTTCTGACTCAGTTCGGCGTATAGTTCGGCAGCCGCTGAACCATCAAAGGTCCATCCGTTGCTGCCGATCTCTCTGCAGATCTCAGCCATCCGGTGTTCCAGATATATCGAGTGTTCGCTCGGCTGTGTCTTCATTAGTGACTTGTAGAGAGTAAGAGTGACTGCAGTGTCTTGGACACAGTACGAAAGCATCTCTTCTGAGAACTCTTCCCAACCACCATCATAATCATCCTTAAAGTCAGACAATCGAAGACCCCAAGCCTTCAAAGAATGGCTGCCCCAAAGTCGTTTAGGAAACTCATCTTGAGTAAAGCCTCTCTCTGCATCCTCCGCAAACAACTCGTTTTTGACTAACCGAGATAGGACTAGGGTATCCGTAACCGTGCCTGACGGTTTGAAGTCGGGATAGATAAGTTGAATTGCAGGGATGTCGAAGTCGATGATGTTGTGTCCTATGATCTCATCGGCTTCAGCCAGTAGTTGTACACCTTCAGCGACATTATCTGGTCTAAAAGATCTGACGTCTTCAGTGTCTGCCGACCGCAACACAAGACAGTGCATTCTGTCCATCGTTGGCAGTAGACCATTGCTCTCTAGGTCAAATATCCATCTCAACGGTTGTCTCCAGAGCCGCCTAAAACACCACGCTCTTTTCTATCTGCTAGTTTTTCGATGTTCATTTTTGCTACGTCGTTTAGAGAGATGTTTAGATCCCTTGATAGGGCGGCAATGTACCAGAGCACGTCACCCAACTCAGCAGCCACAGTGAGCCGCTGCTTGTCGGTCAAAGCAAAGCCTTCGACGGAAACGTGTTCGTCCCTCATTATTTTCTTCAGAGCGCCACAGACCTCACCTGCCTCATTCGCCAATCCGAGTGCAGGATAGATGATTTTGTCACGATAGATTGCTGTCTCGGCTGTGTCCGCCTGATATGCGTTCAAGGTGTAGTTATCAAATTCTGACGGTCTCTTTATCATTTCACTGCTCTCCAGACTTTTTGATTTCTTCCGCGAAAGTTCTTGCGGACCCCAACACACTCAATGACACCATCGTCCGTGAGTTTCTTGAAACTTGATGTGACTGATCCATAAGGCATGTGCGGTAACTTTTGCTGTATCTCAGAACTGATGATCCCTCGATCACCTGCATCCAAAATTACCTTAAGGATCTGTCGCTCTTTTTTAGAATGGTTGACTGAATGATACGCTTGCACAGACGTTCTCAACGTGTAGTCGAGATAAGCATCCGCCATCTTATTGATTTCAGCATTACTCATTACCAAAGGCAACTCTGATTGTTGCCAGTTCTTTAAGTCGTTCATTAGTTTGCTCCTGTTTAAAATGGGCTAAAGTCTTGTACCGACACGAGACGCCCTTTTTCTCTGTCGTACTGGAGTTGATCTGCAGGACCGACTTCGCCTGTGAAGCGGTTCTTTAAGACAACGAGATTTCTTAGACCTGCCGTGGGATCCTCTGGATCAACTTCGAGCCCGATACATCCGTCACTCAACTGAGCGATCGAATGCGAGGATCTGAGTTGTGCGAGAGATACCTTGGCACCTCCCTCGTGACCTGTGTCGCCACTCGGACGACGAAGGTGAGACACAAGGATCAACGCTAGGTCTAATTCACTACAGAGAACACGAAGGCGGTGGATGATTGAATCTACAAGAGTACGTTCATTAGTCGTCTCTCCGGTAAGGCCACTGATTAATATCGATACATGGTCTAACACGATAACGTCACAACCAAGGCCGTGCTTCATGTATCTGATGCGGTTCTCAATGGTGTCCATATCGGTAGATCCGAAGTGATCGAAGAGGTATATCGGACCTTGGGAGAGAAGGTCTTCAAAGCCATCTTCGATCTCTTCTTTGGAAGCAGCGTCATCATCGATCACAATGTTCTTGTTGATGTGGATGCCTACCAAACCTTGGGAGGTTCGCTTGGTAGACTCTTCCAACATCATCATGCCTACAGTGAACCCATCAGAATGGATCTTATAGGCGAACTCTCTGATCAATGTGCTTTTGCCGACACCGCTTCCGGCTGCCAACGTGATCAGTCCAGTTCTGATCCCCTTCAGCATTTCGTTGAGTTTTGGATATGGATATTTGATTGGTGACTCAGCGTCTTTGACAGCGATGGTGTCTCTAAGATCTTCCATGCTGACGATGCCATCTGGTCTGTAACTTTGAGCCTGATGGATCGCTGTAATGATTGCGCCTGACTGTCCCTTCAAGAGACACTCGTTTGGATCTTTGTGTGGTAACACAGCAATCTTTGTTTTGCCTAGTGGCAAGACTTCGGCACATGCTTTTGCACTGTCGATCCCTGCCTCATCCTGATCAAACATCAAGATGATCTCTTCGAAGTTGTTGAGGTAGTCGAGGGCTTTCAGTAAATGCTTCTTTGCTGACTGCGCCCCGTGAGGCAAACCGCATGTCGCAAATTTATTGCCTTGAATCATCGATACGGTCATCGTGTCAATCTCGCCTTCGCAAACAACGATCTTTTTTCCTGACGACCACAAGTGTTGACCGTAGAGACCCATCTCTTTGGCTCTGCCCACGGTTGAAAACTGTTTGTCTTTTGTCCTGATCTTCTGCGCGACTGGCTTACCTTGCCTGTCCTTATAGGTGGCTATCTGAACTGGTTGTCCTTTGTGAGTGCCAACGCGATAGTCGAACTTACGGCAAGTAGCCTCGTCAATCTGTCTCGCTCGTAACTCTCGGAACTCTCCGCTCAGTAAGTCTACACCTTCATCCTTCACTTTGTTTGATCTGTAGGCAATTTCTCCGTCTCCTGACGTGTACGTCTCGCAACTAAAGCACCACATGCTATTGTCTGAGTAGAGTGAGTTGGCGTCACTCGATCCGCACTTGTCACACGGCTCATGCCGCACGAAGTCGGCTCCATCCGTTGATGGCTCCATTGTGATCTCCCTGTCTGTCTGTAAGTAAAAAAGGAGCCGTCCTAAGACGACCCCTTGCTCTCGCTTGCTTGGACACACTCGTCTATCCAGTCATCCGGAATGACTTTGTGCGCCCATCGAAAACCATGCTTCTCGCAGTAGTCGGCGTATGTAGTTTTCGATCCCTTGTAGAGTTTGGCTCTACTGTTTGAAAATACGAACCTTATATCGATGTCGGGTTGTTGATCACGAATAAGCAAATGCTTGGCTCGATCTGCAACTGCCCAGATACCTTTAGATTCTAAATACCAATAGCCATTTTGCTTCGGGAGTTTGAAGTCAGGCGTGTACTTCGCGTTCCTCGAAGGGACGACATATTGGATCTTGTCAGTCTCATACAGAACTTCGATCTTGTGGGATCTCAACTGTTCAGCAATGGTTTCCTCAAGGCCCGACCGATATCCATTAGCCAAGCCTCGATAGAAAGATCTGTTTCTCCTAGTTAAACTAGAAGTCATCATCATCATCTAGTTCATCTACTGGAGTTCCATTTACTGATGACCATTCGCCATCATTATCTTCTATGGAAAACTCTCCATCTTCAACAGCGTCAAAGCCTCCTCCGTCGCCAGTGAAACCGTCAACTACCTTTACCAGTTGTACCCGATCAAGAAGTAAGCCGACGCCGTTAGTACCGCTAACGCTATAAATGTTTAGGATACCTGCAGCCTTCAATCTGGAACCACCGCTAACTCTTGGTAACTTCTCAGGTGTAATCACTTGACCATTAGAGTCGTAGTACTTTGGTTGATACTTGCTTTGTACTTTGAAACTTACTTGTCCAGTCTCTTCGTCTTTTGAAAACGCAAACTTAATATTCTTCTTGTTACCAAATGCGTCGGCAGCCGCTTCCCTCATCATCTTCATCAGGGGCTCGGCTTCTTTTGGTGTCATTAACAACTCGGTTTTGTACTTCGGGTTGTCCTTGTCAAACGCTGCGTCTGGGGTGTTCAGATGCGGATATTTCGCAGTTCCTACAGCCGTTTGGAATGGTGTTACTTTTGGCATACTTTTGTCCTTTTAGAAAAAGGGGCGGACCCCAGTAGCAGAGGTCCGCCCCAGACAGGGAGAGATAAAACGAAGGATGCATCGCTTCCTTCAAGAGGGGGACATAAGTACTAACTAAAACAAAAGTCGCTGTTTTTAATTTGCTCCAGATCCAGTGATCCCTTCTCTGGGATCTTATGCTCAAACACATGAGCCGGATTGTTCAACTGGTTCCTGATCTCATCCTCAAACTTGTCAAACAGACAGTCCTCAGAATACATATCCACGAGAGTTGATCTTACGGTGTCGTAAAGATCCCACGCGTTGCCACTGACTGAAAATGAGTCATGAATCATGAAAAAGTCTTCCGCCGTACCCTCGTCGATCATGCGACATACAACTTTATGAACGTGGGCGCTGTCGCAGCCATGGATGAAGTTGGGCGCGATGGCATTTGTCGCCTTTTTGACGTCCGCTGCATCCAACTCCTGACTAAGACTAACTTTAGTTCTTTTTCGCTGCTTAATCGCACGATCATACAAAAAGATCTTGATCTCTCGACGTCTGGTCTTTCGGTAGTCTTGTACGATTGGAAAGCCAGAAGGAGAAGTCCATTTGACTGCCTTGTTCTCGCGCGCCAAGACCTCCGTGATGCCTTGGAGATACTCCATAGCGCCAGAGACTTTCGGTAGCGTCTTTTGTATCGCCCGGTAGCTGACGTTAGCAATGAACCTAGCCGCCTCAAACTGTCCTTGCTCTGTCGGCGCTATTGGGTGCTTATCGATCAGTTTGTAAGCGACCTTGCGCTGTAAAGGCTTCATCAGATCCTCGACAAACTGTGCCGCCATGCCCACTGGTTTGCTTGAGTAGCCAAAGGTCATTGTTGCTCTTTTCAAAACGGATCTTGTGATGCCGTAGTCGAGCCAGACGCGACTTAGTTTGCCGACTGTCGAACTGTCTTTACGTTTAGCGTTAAACTTCACTTTGCTCGACCGCTGCTCCTGAAGGATCTTTGTGACACTCTCTGCATTACTGGCGTAAATGTCTGCCACGGTCTTTGACGGTACAAGGTTGACCAATGCTCCTTCACGCTGACTGCGGTTTAGACATGAGTAGTGCTGAACACCAGAGTTAGTGCCATCCATGGCGATGGGCACATAGCAAACAAAGTCTTCACCTTCCTCAACCCATCGAGCATACTCTAAGGCTGCGGCAACGAATTGAAACGGCTTGTCTGCTTCACTCCAAAAGTCATAAGATTGCTTAAAGTCCCTTGCTATTGAAAGAATGTTGTCGTGATTGTCTTGGACCCACTCAACACGCGCGTCCAAAGGTGCCTTACTGATCTTGTCGAAGTCTCCGACATTTGCCAGATGGATCATCAGCCAGTACGCATTGTTTCCCTCAACTCTGTAGCCTCGAAAGTAGGTAAACATGGACTTGATGTGATCGTCGCGGAAATAGTTAAACGATGGAATGCTGTATATACGCCCTCGAAAATCAAGGTTCATCGGTAAAAAGAACTTATCGTGTACAGCCAGTTCATGCGCTGTCTGAAGATCTTGCCTCATGACCTCCGCTGCGCCCTTAACCTGCGTGACTAACTTTTGATGCCGCCTGATGTCGGCTTTGATTTCCGCAATGACTTGCGGCTCCAAGTCTTGCCAGTTCTCCGGCATTCTTGGGCGCTCCGGTAGATCTTGAGTCGGAAACTTGCCCAGTTGTTTTCGCTCGTCCCAACACCACTGGACAACCTCCAGAATGGCGTCATTGATTGCGAGTGGAGTGGCTTGGATAGCGTTGACTGCGCGGACGTAATCTGGAGTGCCTTTCGTAAACTGGTGACGTATTGTGTTCTCTTGATCTATGGTTGACGACCTCACCAACTTCACACAACTAGACAAAAAGTCGTCATGGTAGGCACCAGTGTCAAAGTCTTTCCATGGGTTTGGCTCTGACAGCATCGGTTTGAAAATAGGTGCCATCCAACTCAGGTATTTCTCTGACTTCTCCAGTTGCTTCTCGGCTGCTTCCGTAAACTTCAACCGAAGCATTGTGTTGTTTTTACCTTCGATCTCAAGTGACTTGTCGAACACATGCGAACACTCAAGCACGATTGAGAGGACTGGGGCTGCAAGTTTGGTCCGTCGTTCTTTGATTGACTGTCGCTCTGCTCTAGTCTTTGCGGTGCCAAAGTTCATCGATCGGAAGCCATTTTTCTCCGCGATTATACGTAAAGCCTTTAGTCTGTACTTGGGGCTAGAGTGTGCCGTTGTCACCTGATTGATTATTCTTTTGTTGGTGTTGCGTGGCTTTGGGCGCTCCAATCCTGCTTTGGCTGCAACGTCTATGGCTGTCTGATGTTCCTGTTTGTCGTGCCAAAGCAACTCGTTCTTGAGTAACTCTTTCTCGATCAGTTCGCCGATTGTCTGGGTTATTTGAGTGACTGTAGACACCTTCAACACCCCATTAAACGAACACATTAGACCGATGTAAGCCAAGATATCTTCTTCGACTGTTGATAACTCTTCGACCCAAGTTGGTATCCGTCCTTTAGACTTCCTGCCTTCTTTGAGTGCCTTTTGTATGCCTTCAGTGACTTTAGGCATTGCTTGTTTTAGGTGGTTGAAGTGGGAGGGGCTATCTGTGACATCTTCAGAGCCCTCGTGCTTGTCTTTGTATCTTTCGTTTCCTTGGTCTCTCATGGATGTTTCGTAGGCGGCATTAGTGTCTTTAGTAGTCATGCGTCTGCTTTCCCTTTGTCTTTCTAATAGGGGGACAAAAGGTGCGCCTTAAGTGAGACGCACCTCTTTTAGTTTCTGTATGTTTGGAATCAAGTATCGCTTTGAGACTCGCTCTGTGTAAGCACTAATTTACAGAGAGTCGATAGAGACTAACTAGACACCTCCAGACATTTGTGCCGCGATTGCTTGCAATGCGCTTGGCTTAGCCTTGATGTATTTGCGCGTCGTTTTCTCTGACCTATGGCCCAACATAAGACCAATGACAGCCGAGTTGGCTTTGATGTCATTAGCCATCTTGGTTGCTGCCGTATGCCTTAGAGTGTGGAACACATAGCGCGGATCCCTGTGTAGTAAGTCGCGCCGCATACGTCCCCACGCTCGATAGAATCGCGTGTGTTCGAAGTATCGCGCCGGTAGGAAGTCTAGTGCTGCCAAGGCGTCGTGCGCTCTCTTGTTTAGCGGCACGTACCGCTCGTCTCCGTTCTTGGTGTCCTCAAGGTGCACCCAGTTCGCGCCGCTGTCATCTTGCTCGAGGCTGTCCCGAGTCAATCCGGTGATCTCACCTAGCCGCATTCCGGTCTGGTGTCCCAGTACAATGAAGTGCTCCATGTATGCGTCATCCGTGCCTCTGTGGTAAGCCTCCATTTGCTCCAGTTGTACTTCAGTAAAGAAGAGTGGCCGTGCGTTGGTC